GCATCCGCACGATGCGCCGCTCGGGTAGCGTCCTCGTGAGGGCGGCCTAGATGAGCGGCCAACTGCCCAATCCGTACGGCGAGATCGTGCTGGACGGGACGAAGTTCCCGCTGCTCTCTACGAGCAAGCCGCAGGTCAGCGCGGTGGACCGCTTCCCCGCCAAGGTGACGGTGGGGGACTACTCCATCGACTCCAACGACCTGCTCTCCGCCTGGGTGCTCTCCGACCTGACCGGCGGGCACGGCGTGGCCGACCTCAAAGAGGGCGTGGACGACAACCGCTACCGCATCGGCACGATCTACACCCGCTACCCGAACCAATGGGTCAAGCCCTACGGCATCAACAAGAGCGTGATCGGCTCCGGCTCCGTCTTCCCCCTGGGCGACCTGTACGCGGGGGGGTCCTACAAGTACTACGCCGCGAGCGGGACGGACCTGTTCGAGGACAACGTGGACACCACGCAGAACCTCGCGGGCGTGCCGGCGAGCAAGGCGGTGGCGTTCCGGGGGACGGGCGCCGCCACCTTCCTCTACGTGCCGCTGGGGAACAACGGCTACGCGGTCTACGACCCGACCGGCCCGACCTTCGCCAACATCAACGGCGCGGGCGACACCGACAACTTCCAGGCGTTCTGCCTGTGGGACAACAAGATCATCGGGATCACGAACGGCGGGCAACTCTACTACGCCACCGCCGCGGCCAACCCGACCGTCTGGACGAGCTACGGCGCGGACGGCAAGCTGGACAACGCCTTCGAGCCCAAGGCGTTGCACGTCTTCTACAACCGCGCGGGCGAGCCCGCCGTCCACGTCGTCACGGCGGACGGGGTGTGGGTGTTCGACGCGGCCACGCCCCGGCTCTACAAGATTCCCGACTTCGAGAGCCAGAACCCCTACTTCGGCGTCGCCTCGTGCGTGTGGCGCGGGGAGCTGTACGTCGGGGCGGGGCTGGACCTGCTGGCCTACAACGGCAACGTGGTCCGCAACGTCGGGCTCTCCCGCGACGACAGCCTGCCCTACCGCTGGTCCGGCTACATCCGCGACCTCTCGCCCGGGCAGAACGCGCTCTACGCCATGGTGCGGGGCGTGACCAGCGGCGGGAGCAGCCGCACGAGCCTGCACGAGTGGAGCGGGTTCGGCTGGCACGGGCTCTGGTACAAGGACGATTCCAGCGCCGCCGTGCGCTGCCACGTCTCCAAGGCGGGCACGACCTACCGCCTCTACTGGGGCCTGGCCGGGAGCGGCAAGCACTACTACCAGACCATCCCGCAGAACTTCACCAACCCGCGCGAGGACATCTACAACGCGATCCAGGCCACCGGATTCGGCGACCTGACCGGCGACACGGGCCTCTTCCCCGATCCCGCCACCGGGTTCGACGTGGGCTCCACGCAGGTCTACTTCCTGGAGACCGGCCGGTTCAACGCGAACATGCGGGGCTACCGCAAGGTCGCCAATGCGGTGGAGCTGAACGTCTCCAACGGGGTGAACTACGAGACGGTGCGCGTTAAGTACCGGCTGGACAGCGACACCTCCTGGACGACGCTCGGCACTGCCCCGTCGCTCGGGATCAACCTGCTGCGATTCGGCACGGCGGACGCGCGGGGCGTCTATCCCGGTGTGCCGTTCGAGAGCATCGAGTTCCGGATCGAGATCGAGGACAACATCCCGAGCCCATACATCCAGAGCTACACGACGGTGATCGAATCGCTCGTCTTCTCGTTCCTGAAGGTCCAGAACCCGTCGCTCGCCTGGACGCTGACGCTCGACCTGACCAACGAGCACAACGGCCTCTCACCCGTACAGATGCTCGACCGCCTGACCACGCTCCGCACCGAGGACCGCTTCTTCGCGTTGCAGCACCGGGACGACACCTACCGCGTCCGGATCGCGGGCGTGAGCGGGGCGGAGGAGGCGGGCTACGCCGATCACCGGGGCGTCTACACCGTCTCGGTCCTGGAGATACCAGAAAGGCTGGGGCTGGCGCCGTCGTGAGGCTGAGCAGCCCGCCGGACCTGCCCCGGCTCGCCCGTCCGCCGCAGGCCCCGACCGGCCCGCGCTTCGTGCCCGCGCACGAGACGCTGATCGGCGGCCCCGGCGACCCGCCCCCCGGCTTCCTCACCGGACAGAACTCGCTGGACGAGTGGTGGTGGTACTGGGCCAGCGCCAAGGTGTTCGATGACCCGAAGGACCCCAGGCAACCGCCCTTCTTCGGGGGCGAACAGTGGGGCTACCAGATCGCCCGGATGGGCGGCTTCGTGCGGGCGTTGGGGTCCGCCGTGGTCGATTTCGTCTACTACCAGGACGCCACCGTGCTCGGCGTGCGGATTCAAACCGAGCGGTTCCACCAGTTCACCGACGCGAGCAAGCAGGGGTACGACGTGCTCCAGCGCGCCATGCTGGAGGGGGACTTCATGCGCGTGGTGGACGTGTACGACGAGGAGTTCCTGGGCGACCCCAGCGGACAGCGGGCCGTGCTGGCCGTCAAGCGCGTCCTCAACCGGATCGAGCGCGTCAACCCGGTGGTGGCGGGCACCGCCTACCGGGCGTCGCGCATCAGGCCGCTGGCCTAGAAGGGACCCGACATGTACGGCAACGACCCCCTGGTGACGGTGCTCGTCATCCTGCTCATCATCGCGGTCCTCATCTGGATCGTGCGGCGGTAGACGGAAGGCGAGCGCGGGCGATGTGGTCGGGATGGGGGAGTTCGCATGGCTGCTACCGCTGATCGGCGGGGTTATCGGCTGGCTCTGGCGGCACCGGCGTCGTCGCTCGGCCGTCGCGCCCACGCCGGGCCGGCTGCGGCGCTTTGGCTCGCTGCTCTCCGCCAACGTGACGCTCGCCACGGAGCGCATGGAGCACCAGATCGCGGCGGGCAAATCGGCCGAGGAGATCGCGCAGCTGCGGCACCAGACCACGATGCTCGCCGAGGAGGTCCGCCGCCTGACGGCGGAGCTGGCGGACATCAAGGCGCTGCTCGCCGCCGCCTTAGCTGGTTCCAGCGATTCGGGCTCTGGCTCGCCGGAGAGCGACCCGACGAGATCGAGCGCGTGATCGACCGGCTGGACCGGGAGCGGCAGGCGCTCGGCTACCCGCCCGTGCGGCGGCTCGCCGACGTGCTGACCGACCCGATCGCCAGCACGATCGCGCGGGGGAAGGGCGACTGATGGCGACGTGGGAGCGGCTGTTCGCCGTGTCGCTGGTCGCGTGCGTCGCGCAGGTGGCGATCTTCGGCGCGCTCGTCTGGGCCGCGTGGAGCGGGCGGCGCGCGGTCGCGTCCGATCTGCGCCTCGGCAGCGTGGTCCTGTTCGCCGGCGTGACCGCGTGGCGCGTCTACACGACGTGGGCACTTTTCAGGTACAGGTGGTCGGATGTTCCGGAAGAACGTCAATGGATTGAGGCATTCCAGATTGTGTCTGCATTTGCCTTTGCAGCACTTTGGATTCGCCATGAACGCCGCCGCAGACGATGGGAGGAGGCGGGGATCATCCCGAGACGGCGGAAATCGGATTGGCCTCGTGGGTAGCGTCATCGCGCCACGACTCGCCATTTCGGACGCGGCGAATCGTGGCCGCGATCACGCCGTATCGCGCGGCGAGCTTCGGCGCCGAGGTCGTTTTGTCGGCGCGGATAGCACGCACGTCTTCGGGCGTGAGCTTGGCGCGGTCGGCGCGGAGGTGATCCATCGGGGTGAGCGGGACGAGGTGATCCGGGTTCACGCACCGCGGATTGGAGCACAGGTGATGCAAATGGTGGCCGGCCGGGATTGGCCCAACGCGCTGCTCGTATACCCAGCGGTGCGCCATTTGGTGCGTCCGCCTGCCGATAGGAACGAGCACGCCGTACCCGCGGTCGTTCATCGAGCCGCGCCACAGCCAGCACTCGTCCGGAGCTCCTTCGGCGTAGAGGTCCGTCCACGGAACAACGCGACGATGGTGGTTCGGCATGAACGGCAAGTGGTGCCCGGCGAGATAGCCCAACTCTCGGCGATTACGCTTGGCGACGGGCGTCGTCATCCCGCAACCGCACTGACACAACCCGCTCGGGTTCGGTGGACGTTCAACGGGGGCGTGTTTCGCGGCGGCGACTTGGCGATGCCCACGGACGAAACGGAGAGGTTGGCCTTTCACCCACCCGCGGCTCGCGTTGGTCTTCGTGGCTATCGGCGCGGGGAGACCGCAGCCGCACTCACAGAGCGCAGAGGTAGGGGATGGGTACGAAGTCAAGTCAGTCACAACCGAAGTATACACGACCGCTGGCGCAATGTCCCGCGACGACGGGCGAGCGATTGGAAAGGATGAACGGATGATCGAAGGTGTCGACTTCGCGTGGGGCGGCTCGCCAGCAATGGCGCCCGCGCTTGTTGCGGCGGGGATGAAGTTCGCGTGGCGCTATGCGGTGAGTGATCTTTCGCCGTTCGGACGGGGGATCACGGCAGCCGAATATCAGGCGTACCGCGCCGCCGGGATCGATGTCGGCCTCTACTGGGAGGGGCACGAATCCTGGATGCTCGGCGGCTACGACGCGGGCGTGGGGGCGGCGCGCAACGCCGTCGCCAACATCGCCGAGGCGGGCATGCCGGCGGGCATCCCGGTCTACTTCGCGCACGACATCGAGCCGGACGGGGCGCACTTCGCCGCGGTGGACGCCTGCCTCGCCGGGGCGGCGGCGGTGATCGGGCCGGAGCGCGTCGGGCTCTACGGCGGCTACGACGTGATCGCGCACGCGCACGACGCGGGCACGGCGCGGTGGCTCTGCCAGACCTACGCCTGGAGCCGGGGGCTGCTGCATCCCGCCGTCCACCTCTACCAGTACGACAACTACGGCAACGTCATCGGCGGGATCGACGTGGATTTCGTCCGCGCCTACCAGGCGAACTACGGGCAGGCGTCGATGTTCGGCGCGCAGCCCGAACCCGAGCCCGCGCCGGGGCCGGTCTACGCGACGCCGGAGGTGCCGGCGTGGTTCGCGCGCTCGGTCAAGCAGCCGCGCCCGGCCGACGCCGACGTGGACGGCGTGCGCTGGCACGTCCTGCGGCGCAACGTGCAGGCCATCGCCAAGACCTACCGCTACAGCCGCCCGGACACCAAGAGCCCGTACGCGGGGCCGCCGGTCAACGTGCGCGACCGGGTGACGGTGGAGCGGTGGTTCGAGCTGACCAAGCCGGGCAAGGACGGGAAGCCGAAGAAGGAGGCGTGGTTCGTCGCGCCGGACGGGAGCTTCCTGTACGCCGGCCGGTTCACGCCGCGCGTGGCGATCCGGACGCGCTAGCGGATCACCGGCGCTTTCGAGTAGACGCGAACCCGCTAGAAAGGGCGCGACATGAGCGCACAGACCCGGACCCGCGTCGCGCGGACGCTTTTGCAGCTCATCGCGGGCGGCGGGCTCTACGCCCTGACGCAGCAGCTCGCCAAGGACCTGCCGGAAGCGTACGCGCCGTACCTCGTGATCTTCTACACCCTGCTCGTCGCGCTCGCCCAGAACCTGATCGAGGACGCGAAGGGCAGCGATCTGGTGACGCGCACGCCGGAGCCCAAGTAGGCGCGGGCGGTTAGGCGAGCGGGGCGGTCTCGGCTGGCCGGTAGACCGGCGTCCCGCGCGGGATGCCGAGCGCGAATCCCGTGACAGGCGGCCAGTCCGGCGGGATTTCGATGGCGCGCCACGCCTCGTAGATGGGCACGACCCGCTCGTCCGTCTTCGTCCAGGCGTCGCCGTCCCGTTCGTAGAGTGCCAGCGTGGCGGTCGCGCCGTCGTGCACGACCCCGATCATATGCTCCATCGCGGACTCCTTCCGTCGCCACGTAGCATACCGCGCTCGCGCTACAATCCGAGCGGGCGCACCATCGCGCCGATCCGTGGGGTGCGGGCGGAGCTTCGGGAGTTTGCGCCCGCAACTCACAACTCGCAGGGCAGGGGACGGATGCGGGCCATCGACCTCTTCGCCGGCGCGGGCGGGCTCTCCCTCGGGTTGCGGCAGGCGGGCATCGACGTGGTGGCCGCCATCGAACGCGACCCGGACGCCTGCTCGACCTACCGCGCGAATCTCGGCGACCACATGATCCAGGCGAACATCGAGGACGTGGACGCGCACGCGCTGCCGGACTGCGACCTGATCGCGGGCGGCCCGCCGTGCCAGGGGTTCAGCTACGCCGGGAAGCGCGACCCCAACGACCCGCGCAACCGGCTGTGGCGGGAGTACTGGCGGATCGTGGAGGCCAAGCGCCCGGCGTGGATTCTCCTAGAGAACGTGCGCGGCATGCTCTCGATGGGGGAGGACAAGCCGCTGATCCTCGCGTTCCGCGCGCTCGGCTACGAGGTGACGCCCTACCTGCTGAACGCCGCCGACTACGGTGTGCCGCAGAAGCGGTTGCGGGTGTTCTACGTGGGCAACCGCATCGGCGCGGCCAACCCGTGCCCCACACCGACGCACGCGCAGCCGCCGCGGCACCTGCTGCTGGGGCTGGAGCCGTGGGTCACGGTGCGGCAGGCGCTCGGCATCGGCGGGCAGATGACGCACAAGTTCGGCAGCGCCGTGGAGTCCGTTAGCGGGAGTTGCGGCGATCCGTGGTTCGACGGCGACACCGAACCGGCGCGCGTCGTCAACACTCTGAGCATGCAAGTCATGGACGGCATCCTGGACGAGCCGTCCCGTGCGCTCCGTGCCGGAGCGCACGGCCAGCCCGGGTACTCGCCGCGCCATCTCGCGGGCTACGTGCCGGAGCACGATCCGATCCTCGACCACCCGAGCAGCACGATCCGGTTCCAGGGCGGGGGCACCGAGACGGGCGGCGCGGAGCCGGTGACGCACCGGCTCCGCGGGCGCTGGGCGGAACACGGCGAGGGCTCCACCGTTGACGAGCCATCGCCCACCGTGAGTGCGGATCGCGGGCTGGAGCAATGGACGCTCCGCGGGCGGGCCTCCGGCGACGGCGACGGGCAGACGCTCGATGAGCCAGCGTTGACGATCCCGGCCCAGTGGTCCGTCGATGTGGTGGACCCCGAGCTCGGGCGGCGGACCTACACCGACGCCGAGGGGCGGCAGCACACGCGCCCGGGCAACGCCGCGATCCTGCGCCGCCTGACGGTGCGGGAGTGCGCGACGCTCCAGGACTTCCCGCCGGACGTCGCGTTCTGCGGGAGCAAGACGAGCCAGTACCGCCAGGTCGGCAACGCTTGCCCGGCCGGTCTTATCGGCGCAATCGGCAAAGCGATCAAGGAGATGCACGAGAAATGGAAAGATACCGCTCCGTTACCGTGGACGGACGGAAGCGACTCGAGCATCGCGTCGTCATGGAGCGCATCCTTGGCCGCCGACTAGAGCGGTGGGAGCAGGTTCACCACAAGAACGGGGACCGTTACGACAATCGCCCCGAGAACCTGGAAGTGTTGACGGCGAAAGAGCATTCCGCGCTGCACAACCAGAAGCATCCGCTCACCAAGACGTGTGCCGTATGCGGTAAAGACTTCACGCCGGCGCCGACGAAGCGCGCTCGGCAGAAGTGTTGCGGGCGGGACTGTTTCCGCGAATTGATGCGGCGACAGCGGACCAAGCTCACTGAGGAACAAAAAGCGGCGCTTCGCGCCCGCTACCCATCCGAGACGCAGACCGCGCTTGCGGCCGCGTACGGCATCTCGCAAGCCCAGGTCTGGGCGATTCTCAACGGGCGAGACCGAAGATAGCGGTCGGCATGGCCCGCGCGCTCGGACGCGCGATCCGGGACGCCGACGCCCGGTGCGCGCCGCTGGCCCTCGCCGCGGACTAACGTAGCCCCCGCCCCCATCTCGGCACCGGCACCACGCCCCCGGCGAGCAGCGCGTCGAACGGCGGGCGGTAGCGCACGCAGACCCCGGCATCGCTGACCACGACGGTGCCAAGTTCGGCGAGCAGCGCCCGCAGTTCCGGCGGCTGCATGACGGCGAGGAGATCGGCGACGGTGGCGAGCTGGGACGCGGCGGCGCGGATCGCGCCCGCGTCCGGCGGGGCGGGCAGCGCCGCGATCTCGCGGGCGAGCGTGTCCACGTCGGCGTCGTACGCCGGACGATCCTCCGCCACCCCGAACCGATAGCCCATCGCCCGGAACATCTCCGACTCGGGCAGTTTCAGCACGTCCGCCAGCGCCAGCAGGACGGACGGCGCCGGGGGGTGCGTGAGCCCGCCGTTCTCCAGTTTCGACAGCCACGATTGCGCCTGCCCCACGGAATAGGCCACGTCCATCGCGGACAGGCCTAGCGCCTCTCGTCGCTCGCGCACCAACTGGCCAAACTCGCGCATCCCCATACCTCCATTTTTGCCCCTTCGCTACATATTGACGACCCGATTCCTAAGTGCTAGAGTGCGTCCACGAGTTAGGAGATAGGAGCGGACATGCAGGGCACCGTGACCGAGCGAGACCTGACCCAGGTCATCAAAGCGGCGACCTACACGTTGCCGGTTTGGGCGTGGCAATGGCTCAAGGACGAGGCCAAGCGGCGCGACACGAGCGCGAGCGGGTTGATCGTTGCCCTTATCGCAAAGGAACGTGGCGAGGAAAGCGAGGCCGCGGCGTGAGCGAGCAGGAGCGGGCCGACGCCGAGCGGCAGCTGAAGGACCTGCTGGAGCGGCACGCGGCCATCGTGCTCATCCGGTTGGCGGGCGAGCAGGAAGCGGAACAGGAGGCGGCGGCGTGAGCGACCTGGACGCGGCGAAGGAACGACTGCTGGCGGCGGCGAAGGAGTGGGACCGCTGGTCCGACAAGCGCGCCGCCAACCAGATCAAGACGACCGCCGACTGGCACCTGTACCAGCGCGCCGAGCGCGAATGGGATGCCGCGAAGGATGCGTGGTGGACCGCCAACGACATGCCCCCGAAGGCGGCCTGAGATGCGCGACGCGCTGATCGTCCTCGCCTGCTGCCTCGGCGGCTTCGTGCTCTTGATGGTCGCGGTCGGGTTCGCCGCCCTCGTGGTGGCGAGCCGCGCCGACGACGAGCTGTTCTGATGACCACCACGCGCACGCGCCCCACGGGCGGAACCAAGCCACTCCCTGCCCCGGCCGGTCGGGCGACCGATACCGCCGGGATGGGACACAAGGGAACGTGGTCGACGGAACCTCACGAGTCGTACCGACCCGCCCTGTCCGTGGCCGCGTGCGCCCCCACGATCTTTTCCACTCGCACCGAGGCCGGTGAGGCCGGCCCCTTCCCCCAGCCCGGTGAGGCCGGGCCCCTCGACTCCGGCGACCGGGCGGCACCAGCCGTCCCGGCCGTCTCCGGACATTCGCGCCGGTGGCTCGTTGGGACCTGCACGCAGGCACCGGCATGCCGCACGCAGCACGGCGACGGGTGTCCGGAGACGGCCGGCAGATCGCGTATCGACCACGGAAAGGCGGTGCATCGGCAAGTCCAGGGCTTCACAAGAGGGATGTGCCCGGAGACCCGCCCCCCGGTGGGTCTCCACCCCCACACCGTACGCGCCGGATGGTCCGGTGCCAACGATGACAACCCGACACGGAAGGAGGACCCCGCCATGGCGCACCCGCTGCCCCTGGCGACCGCGCTGGACGAGGCGCGGATGGATTTCGAAGCGATGTGGCGGCGCGCCCGCGTCGACGGGCTCGACGCGCACGAGGAAGAGGCGCTGTTCGCCTTCTACGGGGCGCAGGTCGCGCCGAAGACGGCCACGGCGACCGCCACGCTCTCCCTGATCGGGACGCTGGCGCGGGCGTCGGACGGGCTCGACTCGCCACGCGTGGTCCGCACCTGCCGGGAGTGGTGGGCGCGGCGCGGGCGCAACGTGATCCGCCTGACCGACGAGCTGCCGCTGGACGCGGCGTAGGGCACGCCTCCAGACCCGAGAGCACGGGCCGGAAGGCGACTCAATGGGATCGAGCACGGAAAGGATAGCACGCATGGACATCTACGACGCCATCCGGGAGGTGCTGGACGGCGCGGACGACCTGACGTTCGGGTACACGCTCGTCCGCACGGAGGCGCTGGCCGCGCTGCGGGCGCGGTACGAGGCGGACTTGGACGCGATGGACGCGGCGGCGAGCGCCGAGGAGGCCCGCACGGAGCGGTTGGTCGCGGCGGGCGGCTGGGAGTGGGCAGTCGGGGGGCCGGTGCGGTGAGCAAGCCCTACACCGATCCGCCACAGGACGAGCACGGCATCTACGTGGTGGACATGGACGACTGGCTGGCGACGCAGGCCAAACGGGCAGACCCGGCCTGGCTGCGCGCGACGTGGGCGGCGCACGGGATCGACGTGGATGACCCGGCGAGCGTGGCCGGGTGCGCCGACGATCAGGCGCTCTCGCTCTGGATGGACCTAACGGTGATGTGCAAGGACCCGGCGCTCCAGGCCAACGGGCACCGGCTGCTCGACCGGGTGCAGGCGCTCTATGCGGAGGACGAGTGATGCCGCTGCGCTGGGACAAGGGCCTGACGGGCAAGGAGTGGGACCTGATGATGGCGAACCGGCACGCCGAGCGGCGGCGGGCGCGCGACCTCGACGGGCACGACCTGGCGACGGTCCTGCTGTGGGCGACGGTGCTGCTCCTGCTGGCCGTCGCCGTGGAGACGGGGCGATGACGGCCTACTACAAGGTGCTGACGGCCGACAACCGGAGCGGGCACGGCGGGGACCTGGCGTGGTCGCTCCCGACCGCCAACGGCGACGGGACGTGGACGCCGGGCGCCTGGCACGAGGTCGCGGGGCCGGTGCGCGTCTGCGAGCGGGGCCTGCACCTGACGACGGAGCCGATGCGCTGGCCGCTGGCCGGGATGCGCGTCTACCGCGCCGAGGGCGGCGGCGACGCGCAGACCGATGGCGACAAGACGGCATTCCGGCGGGCGCGGCTGCTCGCCCCGGCGGACGAGGCGGTGCCGTCCTGGTGGCGAGACGTGGAGTCGTTCGTCGCGTCCATCGCGGCGGTGCCGTGGTTCCGGCCGCAGGGCGACCCCGATCCGGCGTGGATCGTGTTCGAGACGAGGGCGGCAGCCAGGGATGCCGTCCGGGGTGCCGCCTGGGGTGCCGCCTGGGCTGCCGCCGGGGCTGCCGCCGGGGGTGCCGCCTGGGGTGCCGCCTGGGCTGCCGCCGGGGATGCCGCCGGGGCCGCCGCGCTGCTGGCACGTTGCCTCGTCGTGGGCGATGTGCTCGCGCCGGAGCACCTGGCGCACGCGCGCGTGCGCTGGGACGTGTGGCAGCGCGGGTACGGCCTCTACGGCGACGTGGACGGGGGGCTCTACGTCTACCGGGAGACGGGACGATGAGCACGGACGAGGAGCGGCTGATCGACGCGATGGTGCGGGTGGGCAGGCGCATCACCTACGAGCACCCTGACGTGCGGGAGCGCGCCAAGCAATACCTCAGTCACTACCGCGCCGAGGGCATCACCCTGACGCCGCCGCCCGCGCCGGAGCCGACCTACACGATCACCGAATCCCAGCGGCGCGACGTGGCGCGGGCGCTCCACACGGCGAAGGCGCACCGCATGGACATGTGCCCGGACGATGGGCGGAACGTGCTTGCCGCGTGGGAACTCATGACGGGCCTCCAGCCCGACGAGGTGCAGCGATGACCTTCCCCGCGCTGTTGCCGCCGGAGCGGCCCGAGGACCGGATGAAGCTGACGATGGCCCCGGCGGTGTTCCCGCAGGGCACGCCGCTGCCGGCGGGGCGGTGGAGCTACCAGCACGAGCGGTGCGTCCAGTGCGGCACGACCGAGCGGGAGCACGAGGGCCACGGCTACTGCACCCGCTGCTACTGGCGGCGGGCGCACGCGCTCCGGAAGCAAGCGGCGTAAGCAAGAACGGAGACACCAATGGTCATGAGTAACGGGGCGCTGGCGACGATCCAACCGGACGCCGGCGCGATCATGGAGGCGGTCATCGCCAAGGGCGACCTGGCCGGGCTGAAGCCGGAAGAGCGGGCGCGCTACTACATGCGGGTGTGCGAGTCGGTCGGGGTCAACCCGCTCACCCAGCCGTTCGCCTACATCGTGCTGAACGGCAAGCTGACGCTCTACGCGCTGCGCACCTGCACGGATCAGCTCCGGCAGAACAACGGCGTCAGCATCACCCGCACCGAGGCGGAGACCATCGACGGCGTGCGGATCGTGACGGCCTACGCGCGGGACAAGTCGGGGCGCGAGGACAGCGACATCGGGGCGGTCAACGTCAAGGGGTTGCAGGGCGACGCGCTGGCGAACGCCTACATGAAGGCGCTGACCAAGGCCAAGCGGCGCGTGACGCTCTCCATCTGCGGGCTCGGCTTCCTCGATGAATCCGAGATCGAGACGGTGCCGAGCGCGCGGATTGTGCCGGTGGACACGGCGACGGGGGAGATCATCGAGGAGATGCCCCGGACGCGCGCCGTAGCGGCCCAGGACGCGAGCAACGACCCCAACCCGATGACCGACGCGCAGAAGCGGAAGATTTGGGCGATGGCCCAGGACCTCGGCATGGACGTGGACAAGCTGCACGCCTTCGCCGAGGTGGACTCGCTCTCGTCGCTCTCCAAGGTCCAGGCATCGGAACTGATCGACCGGTTGGACGCGGCGCTGGGGGCGCTCATCGACGCGAGCCAGGCGGGCGAGCAGGCATGACGACGGCTGTGCAGGCGGGTCTCTTCGGAGGCCCGCCATCTTCCGACGATAACGACACCACCACTGACGTTACGAAGGTGCTGATCCCGCGCGACCGGCTCATCCAGCACGGGCGGCGGCTGCGGGACGAGGGGCAGCGCTGGCAGGGCGAGGCGTGCCTGACGGCGTGCGTGGGCGCGGGCGAGCTGGTGCCGGTGAGCCGGGCGCTCGCCGAGCGGTGGGGCCTTATCGACAGCTAGGGCGCGTGGGAGAGGGGCTAAGGCTGTGCTCGTGTGCTATCATTCAGGGAACGAAAGAACGAGAGCGGAGGCCGCTTGCAACGAGCCCCCGCCCTCTGACGGCTCCCTTGGGTCTAGCAAGGAAACCGCTTTGGCGAAGTCTACCCCTTTCCCCCTTCCTGCAAAAGACATCAATCGATTCTGGTCCAAGGTGGACAGCTCCGCCGGGCCGGATGCCTGCTGGCCGTGGACGGGGCGTACCCACTACAGCGGATACGGCGACCTCGCGTTTCGCGTCAACGGCCGGCGCGAAGTTCACAAAGCCCACCGCATCGCGTACACGCTAGCGGCCGGCCAGTCGGTCCAAGGCGACCAGTCGGTGTGCCACCGCTGCGACAACCCGCGATGCTGCAACCCGGCTCACCTGTGGGTCGGCACGCACGCCGACAACATGCACGACCGGGACCGTAAGGGACGGCACTACCGTGGTGGTGCGCACGATCCCGTTCGCGGCGTAGACCATCCGAGGGCCAAGCTCACCGAGAAGGACGTGCGAGAGATTCGGCGTCTGTACGCGGCTGGCGGCATGGGACTGAAGGCGCTCGGAAAGCAATTCGGGATCACGCCGATGACCGTTCGGGCCGTGGTCACTCGGAAGTCGTGGCGTCACATCGCGGACCAGGGGGCCGGAGAATGAGCCGCGCCCGCAACCTCAAACCCGGCTTCTTCAAGAACGAGGACCTGGCCGAACTGCCACCGCTGGGGCGCATCCTGTTCGCCGGGCTCTGGTGCGAGGCCGACCGCCGGGGCATCCTCGAAGACCGACCCAAGCGCCTGAAGGCCGAACTGCTGCCCTACGACGACTGTGACGTGGACGCCCTGCTGGGCCAGCTCTACGAGCGCGGCTTCATCCGGCGCTACGAGGCCGATGGGGTGCGGTGCATCTTCATCCCCAACTTCGGCAAGCACCAGAACCCCCACGTCAAGGAGCAGGCGAACACCCTGCCCGCCCCGCCCGAAACCGGCGAGCACCAGGCAAGCACCGGGCTTGCACCGGACCAGCACCGTGCTAGCCCGGCTGATTCCCTTAACCCTCTTCCTAACCACCCATTACCCCTTCCGGATTCCGGGGATACCCCCCTACCCCCCAAGGGGGGCAAGGCGCGGCAGATCAAGACCGCCGTGCCGGACGACTTGCTCATCCCGCCCGAGGACTGGGCGGCGATGGCGGCGGAGCAGGGCATGACCGACGCGGAGATGCAGCGGGAGACGGCGGCCATGAAGGACCACTACCGGGGCAAGGGCGAGCGCCGGGTTGACTGGGTGGCGACCTGGCGGAACTGGATGCGCTCCCCGTACCGCCGGAAGGCGCCGCCGTTCCCGGTTGCGCCCACCAACGGGTTCCACAAGTTCACGCTGGAGGAGGAGCGGGCCTTCCGGGCGGCGAATCCCCTGCTCCGGGACGGTGCGGCGTGAACGAGGCCGATCTGCTCCAAGCCACGCACGACAGCGAACAGGCTGTGCTCGGCTCGCTGCTGATCGACCGGGACGCCATCGTGCCGGTGTCGGCGGTGCTGGTGCCGGAGGCGTTCAAGTGGGCCAGCCACCGGGTGGTCTACGACGCGGCGCTCGCCCTCTGGGAGCGGCGGGTGCCGTGCGACGCCTCGACGGTGCTGGCCGAAGTCCGGGCGATGGGCTACGGCGAGGACCGCTTCCCGGCGGACTACCTCGGGCGGCTGATGGCGGCGACGCCGACCGCCGTCCACGCCGAGTTCTACGCCCGCAACGTGATGCAGTTCGCCCGGCGGCGGGCCATCGCCGAGGCCGGGGCGCAGTTCGTCCAAGCCGCCTACGGACCCGAGGACGGGACGGACACGGCGGAACTGATCGCGGGGTTCCGGCGGAACGTGGAGGCGTTCGAGCCGGCCGACGAGCACGCGACGGTGGCGCTGGAGGACTACGCCGAAGAGCGGGCGATGGCGCTGGTCGAGACGTGGAACGGCAGCCGGACCACGGACGCGATCCCGACCGGGCTGCCCTACCTCGACCGGATGCTCAACGGCGGTTTCCGGCCGGGCCAACTCATCGTGATCGGGGCGCGGCCCGGCATGGGCAAGACGGCCATCGCCATCCGCCTCTGCCTGAAACAGCCGTCGCACCTGGTCTCCCTGGAGATGGTCAAAGACGAGATCGTGGACCGGATGACCGCCCAATACGGCGACGTGCCGTACCGGGTGGCGCACGACCTGATCGGCGACGTGGCGCTGCGCGACCGCTGGTTGACGGCGACGGAGGCGGTCGGACGGCTGCCCGTCACCATCGCCGACCGGGCGCGGCAGACGACGCTCCAGATCGAATCCGAGCTGGCCCGGCTGGTCGCCGAGCGGGGCGTCCGGCTCTGCGTGATCGATCACCTGGATTGGCTCGGCGACAAGATCAAGACCGACTCGCAGGAGGCGCGCACGGCGGAACTGATCCACCGCTGCAAGCAGATGGCGCGTGCGCTCGGCATCCCCGTCGTGGTACTGGCGCAGTTGAACCGCAACGTGGAGCACCGGCCGGGGTTCGTGCCGTTCCTGTCGGACTTCCGGAACTCCGGGGCCATCGAGCAGGACGCGGACGTGGCGCTCTTGCTCTACCGGCGCCGCTACTACAGCGAGCGGGGGATGCTCGCCGAGGACGCGAACGAAGACTGGGTGACGGGCAGCAACCTGCACCGGGCGGAGCTGATCGTCGCCAAGAACCGCAACGGGGCAATCGGGACGGTACGGCTCGGGTGGCAACCCGAGGTGATGGACTTCCGGGAGGCGGCATGAGCCACGACGCGGACCTGGAGCGGGTGAAGCGGCTGGACACGCTCTACGAGCTGGCGCGGACGTTCGACACGCCGGAAGCATGGGCTGAGTACCGCCGTTGCCGGGCCGAGCTCGACGCGGCGCTGGGGGTGGACCCGGCGCGGGTGGTGCCGTTCCGGCGGCCGGTGCGGCTGACCGTGGTGCGGCGGGAGGGGCGGGCGTGAGCGGATTCGGCTCGCTGACGGCGGCGGACCTGGCGGCGCTGCGTCACCAGCAGGTGCGGGTGCCCGAGAACTGGCGGGAGCTGCCGGTGCACCGGAACTGGACCTCGGCGACGTTCTGGGCGGCGTTCCGGGCGCGGTACGCGGCGGTGCTGGCGGGGGGCGACGAGTGAGCGGGCTCCGGATCGGGCGGCACACCATCATCGTCGGCGACGTGCGCGAGCGGTTGCGCGACCTCCCCAACGATTCGATCCACTGTTGCGTCACAAGCCCCCCGTACTACGGCCTGCGGTCGTATCTACCCGACACCGTGAAGCTCCGAGAGGACCTTAGCGACGACGAGCGCGCCTACGTCGAGGCGGAGTTGGCCAGGCTGGGCATCGTCCCTACTTCGGGAGTGGTATAATATGGCATGGCCCGAAACGCGAAGGGGCAGTTTCTCCCCGGAACCCACTGGCGCGAACCCCAAGCCTTCCGCGACGCCTACTGGCTTCGTCGGGAGTACGTGGACGCCGGTCGCAGCACGGGCGACATCGCCCGGCAGTTCGGCGTCACCGACGCCGCGATCATCTTCTGGCTCCGCAAGCACGGCATCCCCCGCCGCAGCGTCTCCGACGCCCGGAAGCTCAAGCACTGGGGTGCGGCGGGTGCCGATAACCCGATGTGGAACAGGCGCGGCGAACTCAACCCGCGCTGGCTCGGCGGCGTCACGCCGGAGCGCCAAGCCTTCTACACGAGCCGCGAGTGGAAAGACGCCTGCTCGACCGTCTGGAAGCGCGACGGCGCGACCTGTCAGCGGTGCGGCCTCTACCGCGACGATCAGCCGGACATGCCGTTCCACGTCCACCACATCGTCTCGTTCGCGGTGGTCGAGAAGCGCGCCGACCCCGATAACCTCGT